GCCTCAGCCTGTTTGACCTGAGCATTGAGAACTCTATTCATAAAATCAACCATTATTTATTTCCTCTTTGACTAACTATTCTATTACCAGTTTCCACTTTATAATTTTGTTCTAATTGTGGTTTTGGTTTGAATACAGATTGAACTTTGTCGTGTCTAATTTCAAAAATATATTCTTGTGCAAATGGTATATAAGGTGCAAGTTGAACTTCCATTCTATTCTGTTCTAGTGATACTAAACATTGTTGTGCATCTACTAATTCATACTTTCTTTTCCACCAGAGGTTTTTAAAGAAACCAATTAATACTTCACCTGTATCTAATCTTAGACATCTGACATCATCTGTTATATTACGCATTTCTCACCATTTCTTGTAGTTCAACACTTCGTCTTCCAACTTGTCTGAACCACTTGGAGTCTTCCATTTCAACTGCAACTTTCTCCCAATCAGATGAAACAACACCTTTCCACATATTATTAAACTTACCGAATCTTGTTCCACCTAAGTTAAATGTCATGTTAACCAATACATGTTGTATATTTTCTGGTAAAGAATAGAAGTCTTCACCACCCTTTGATTCAAATAGATGAATAGTTTCTTCTAAATGTTTATCAAAGTCATAGTCATAAACATCGTCTACTCTTTCTTGTGAAACTGGTGTGCCAACTGGTAAACCATGTTCATCATCACTATCTTTAATTAAATGTCCTACACCAAAGGTTAAATATCCTAGTGAATCTTCATAGATTTCTAAGACCTCTCCTTCATGTCTCTTAATCTCATCCATTAATCTTTGTCTATCCATTATGATAAATCTCCTATAGTATAGTTTGTTGTAAGTTCTACAGGAACTTCGTTTACTGTTTCACCTACTGGTGGTTGTATAAGGTCTGCATTATCTTCTTCAAACTTCCTGTAGTTTGCTTGAATTCTAGCAATTTCCTCAATCTCTTCATCTGTTCCTTCGTCAAAAGCTTTTCCCATTAAGTAGATTGTCTCACCGTCAGATTTAACTATCGGATATGTTTTCGTTGGAGTATTCGCCATTTTCTTCCTCTTTTCTAATTTGTTCTTGCATTATTTCTACAAGAATGTCACCCATAACTTTATTTAGGTCGCCATTATTTAGTAGATTATCTAACTCTTCACCACTATCTGGTAGTCTTCTTATGGTTCTCTGAAAGTTTATGTTAGGTTTACCCTCTTCGAATCCTACTTTACCATACTGATAGACAAGACCTTTATATTCTCCGTCTATAATTTCTATAGCAGCGTCCTGTTCATGAGGATTTTCTACTACTCTATATATCTTACCGAATAATGTCGATTTCATCAGGATTCTCATTCCATACTTCAAGTGTTGTTCGAAGTCTACCATCAGAACGGAGAGTATTGTATCTGTTAGATGCTTTCTTTCTCCACCATTCTGTTAAATTTTCTATTGAATATCTATCATAGTTAGATTTTGGTATTAATGTATCAGTTTTTCCTAAGATAACATCTTTACTATTTTCATAACCTAAATCAGATACATAAAATCTTTTTCTTTCATTTAATCTTCTTGCATCATCTACTACTTGTTCAAAGTTTTTTCTATCAGTTTCATTAAGAGACTTTCTTATGATAGAAATCATCTTTGCTTGAACTTTCATTTTTCTACTTGATGCTTCTTCCCATACAATCGGTCCACCATTCTTTTCAACAAAGAACTTTTCTAAGTCTTTAAAATAACTATCATTCATAAGTGGTGCAAAATTACTATCAGTAAGGCCTTGACCTTTTATAAAGGGTTTTAAACCATCATACTGAGACATACTCTTAGTTGAACCATATAGTGATGTAGTTTCAAAATGACATAGATTCATATCATACTTCTCATCTATAATCTTTTTAACTTCATGTGAACAACACATCAATGCAAGTAATTTACCACCGAGATAGTTAAATCCAAATGGTTGAGTAGGCACAATAATCATACCCATGATTGCATGTTTGTTGAATACAGGCATTTGTTCTGCACCCAACACTTCACCAAAATACCTATTTCTAGGTGCAATGTTCATCATTGGTGAACCTAGTCTTATGAAACCTACAATCTTATTTGTATTGTTTTCATAGACCATTAAAATAACTTTTCTACCAGGATTCGAGGCTTCAATTGCATGTGATGTAATAATCTCTAAGTAGTTATGGAAAATTTCATGGTCTGCAAGACCAACTCTAAAGTCCATATCTTCTGGATGCATGTTGAAGTCTGAAAAGAAATCGTCTGATAGATTAAAACCAAAAAGAGGAGTTGGCATTTCTGCAACTCTCTCTAGTTTGATTTTTCTAAGATAGTCTGCCATATTACCGAAGTTTTGGTAATACTCTGTGATTCTACCTGAAGCAAACTTAGCGTCTTCTTCTGATAGGACTAAATCACATTTGAACTCTGGCATTATAAGTTTGCCAATACATTCTCAGGCGATGAGACCTCATATGGGTCATCTGAAATGTTATCACCGTATCCTGCTTCTGCAAACATTCTTTCGATAATACCATCGTTAACTACCATTGCATATCTCCAACTTCTAATACCGAAACCAAGATTTGCTTTTTGGACTGATGCACCTATCGCTTCAGTGAACTCTCCATTTCCGTCTGGTAATGGCCTCACATTCTCTACGCCTTGTCCTTCAAACCATGCATTCATAACAAATGAATCGTTTACAGATAGACAATAGATTTCATCTATACCTTTTTCCTGAAATTGAGAAAACATAGTCTCAAAACCAGGTAATTGGAACGATGAACAAGTAGGTGTAAATGCACCTGGTAGTGCAAATATAATCACTCTTTTACCAGCAAATTGTTCTCTAGTGTTTAAGTATTCAAAAGCACCATCGACTCTTACAGGCATAACCACTGCAGGTATCTGAGTTTGTCCTTCTATTATTTCTAATCCAATTTTATTCATAATATCTCCATAATATAAAAAGATACACCCATTATATTACAAATGAGTGTATCTGTAAAGGTAGTTTTTAACTAATTTTAATAACTACTGGTTTGTCTTCCTCAGGAATAACTTTAACCAGTTTGACATGTAGAATACCATCTTTCATGTCTGCACCTTTGACTTCGACTAAGTCAGCAAGATTAAAACTTCTTTTGAAGGCTCTTGATGCAAGTCCTTTATGAACAAAGTCCTTAGAATCTTCATCTATATTTCCTTCAATAACAAGAACATTTTTCTCTTTAGTTATAGAGATATCTTTCTTGCTGAATCCTGCAACTGCAAGTTCAATACAAAAGTTTTCATCATCTTCCTTTACGATGTTGTAAGGTGGATAATTAGTTTGAGTGTGATTTGACATTCTTTCGAGGTCTTCGAAGTATCTATCAAATCCAATTGCGAACGGTCTGAATTGACCAAATATATCTAAATGCGTCATATGTTTCTCCTAAATTTTAGCAAGTTAATATAATGTAATCCTCAAATGAGCAATTACAATAGTATTTATATATTATATAAGGTCTAATGTGGTTTTTTCAAGCGGTTTTTTATAATTTATTACAATTTCTTTTTGCTTTCTTGTAGACACCATAATTGTTTAGAACTACCATTGCCATTAAAAAGTTTAGTTCATCAAAGACTCTATCGTTTAGATTGCCTCTTCGTATATCTAAATGTAAGGCAGGTATTAGAATTGTAGCTTTAGTTAATACCATTCTATCAACTGATGGTGATTCACCGACTATAGGGTTTAGTTCATAAACACAATCATATTTAAGTCCACGATATGTGGTGTAGATATCTAACGCTTGTAGAGTGGTGAAAGTTGCAATTCTTGATGAACTAAGTGGTTCCTTTAATTGGAGTGTAGATAGTGACTTTCTCACTTTTTCCCTTGACGAGAATTCTATCAACTTCGGAGAATGCTCCATTCTTACATTGTCTATAAGTTCCTTCCGATAACAACAAGTCCACCCCAGCATAATTTCGTGTTTGGCCTTCGAGTCTAGCCCCAAGGTTGACGGCATCTCCAATGACGGAATAGTCAAATCTAAGTTCTGAACCCATGTTTCCGACAATACATTCTCCTGTGCTGATACCGATGCCGACATTAATAGGAGGCAGATTGAGAGGAGATAGTTCTTCATTTAATTCCTTTGTTGCTTCAAGCACTTCAAGGGCTGATTTTACGGCAAGGTCGGCGTGGTCTTTACATTCAAGAGGCGCATTCCAAAAGCTCATTATACAATCGCCCATATACTTATCTATGGTTCCATTATTATTTAGTATTATTTTGGTCTGCATGTCTAAGAACTTGTTGATTAGTTCTACTAATCCCTCAGGATTATCTTCTCTCATATAGTGTTCGCTTATGGGGGTGAATCCGATTATGTCCATGAACATGAAAGTCATCTCTCTTCTATCTCCACCAAGTCTGAGTTTACTTGGGTCTTTTTGAAGTTCTTCAATCATGTCAGGAGATAAATATTTTTGGAACTGCTTTTTGATTTGTTGTTTCTCTTGGTATGTGATATAGTATTTGTTAAACGAAGCATGTCCGAATATCAACAAGGAGCTAACCGATGAAAAAAAGGTATCGAAAAGAACGAGTTGAGAAGTCCAAATATAGAAACCCCCACCCAATTGAAGTCCAACAATACTTAGACTCATTATCCCCGCAAGAACTGTGGGAAGTTTGTAAACCATCAGAAGTATCAATAAGAGAACTGACACCAGAAGAACAATCTCGAGCTGTTCAAGATAGTAGGATTGTTGTATTCGAGTGTCTTGCAAGACGGTTTGGATTAGGTTTGCTTGAACTTCGTGAGGATACATTACACCCTTTGGGGTTGAAACTGGATTATTAAGACCCTCTGCAGTAAGACCCCATATAAGAATCTTACTTTCAAATCCCGATTCTGGTAAATCAACTGCAGATATTCTTTGAAATGTATTCCAATATGATATCATAACATCACCTGTAGGTGTTGTAGATATAGGTGGATTTCTACCCATTCTGACCCACTCTACACCCATTTCAGGTGTGACTTTTAACTGATATGATTTCTGGTCTAAGAATGCACGAAGAGTTTCTAGTGCAACTGAAGGATATACTTGTTCATTTGCATAGACTAATAGTGGTGCAGAACGAACTGTTCCGTCAAAGTTTGGTGTTCCCGTAATCGGTGGAGTCGAAGAAGTTACCCCAACACCGTAGGTATTCTCTCTAAGTATAGGAATTGGTGATACTATCCCCGAATAATTCCATATAAAGTCTTTTGCCTCTGCACCTCCTAGTGTGGAAGTTCCAACAAAAGGGGCTACTCCTGAATCTTTTTGTGGCGATGGCGCGCTGCTTAGGATTGAAAGTCTGTTTATTAGTCCTTCTGCGAATAATAAATCTTCGTTAGGGGTTCGGTCAGGTTCACTAAAGACCATACTAAAAACATGAGTATTGCTATAATGGCTATCAAGCATGAGTTTACTATAATCACCACGAGGTAATGGATACTGACCAAGAACTTCCAAAGTTTTCTCATCAATGTCGACAAGAACGATATCATTGACATAATATTCTCCTTTCTGTTGATGTAATACATCGAACCATGACCATTGTATATTTTCTACAAGGTATGGTGACCATATCTTTAAACCAACGAGTAAAGATATAGATACTAAAACTGATTTCCAATTAAACATAGAAGAAGAGATATAAAGCACCACCTATTAAAACACAGGCTAAAAATATTGACCAAGTCTTTGACCAAAATTTCTTTCGTTCATTTCTTCTGTATTCGTTGACCATATCAACGACTCTTTGGGGATAACTCATGAGAATTTCTTTTGTATTCTTTTATACATATAGTATATAGAGAGACCATAAGTAGCAAGAACAGTCATTGTAATACCAATGTAAAGTAATTCTACTGGTGTTAGAAAGAGGACTTGCCAAACGAAATTTGCAGCTGCTTCTGCATCACCCATGGCTTCAGGCATGACGATATCATTCTCTTCAAATAGAACTAATATCTCATCGAACTCTTCTTCGGTAAGGCATTCGTAAAACTCTGGTGGACATTCGGTCATTTCTAATTACCTTGTGTGACATTAACAGTGCAACCACCTACTGTATAACA